CGATCGGGGCTGAACTTCCCGTCAGGATCGCGCCCCATCCTCGCCAGCGTGGCTGATGCAAGCTCGTCCCACGTGTCTTTCCCTACCGATCCCTTCACACGCATGAGGTTCTGCATGTCGGCGCGGGACGTAGAACCGGCCATCGCCTGGATCTTCGCGAAGATGCCTTCATCCGAAGTCTGGCGCCCTATGATGCTGTCGAGAGCCTGACGCTCTTTTGCTACGCGAGCAGCGTATGCGTTTGCCTCTTCGAAGGCCTTGCTGCCCTTTTCTCCTCCGGCTCGGCCGACTGCGTTGCGCAGGTCGTCGGAAAGAGCCGAATAAATGCGCTTCAATTCTCCCTCCGCCATGCCGGCAGGCCGCAGTGAGGGGTTTTCGATAAGCTCGCCAACGTTGGTGCGCAGGTCTTTGATGCCCTGGTAGTTGAGGCCGCTTTTCTCGCCTACGGCCTTCCGCACAAGCTCCACAGCTCGGCTGTTGCCGGAAATCTTGGCGTTTCCTCGCCTCAAGAGGATGTCCGAAGCTACTTTCGAGGTCTCGCTTAGCGGCGTCAGGACATTTTGGGCGACGAGATCATCAACAGCGTTATACTTCTTGGTGACAGCATCCTTGAGCGTATTCGTCGCGAAATCCGTCATGCTTTCGCGGGCCATGGAGCCGGCACGCTCAACACTCCCGGAGCCAAACGCCTGCTGTACGTTCTTTGCCGCATCGTCAAGCTGGCTGATGGCAGTCTCGCTCGCCTTCCTGAGCGGGGTTCCGCCGATCGGCACGTTGGTCAAGCCCTTGCCTGCCTGCTGGACGGCGGTGGATTCGCTCGTCACGGCGCGGGGCAGGTCTACCCCAAGGCGACGGGCGGCTTCTGCGGCCTGCAGACCCTCCGGCTTCGGCGTGAGACCTTTTGCCGGCTTGAGAGCGAGTCCTGCTGCCGGTGAGGCAGGGGACATCCACGCGGCGGCGTTCAGGCCCTCCCCGATTGCCTCCATGGACGTGCGCCCATCCGGCCCGGTCACCTGCAGTTCTCCCGACATGGCGCGCCCGGGGGCTGTGACCGCCGACTTGGCGCTGTCCCAAATAGCCTCGGCCAGCTTCGGGACCGCCAGGGACAGCTCCCCGGTGTCCAGGGTCTGCTTGTACGGGACAAGCGTTCCCCGAAATTCGTTCGGCTCTGCCGGCTGACGAGGGGTGGCGACCTCCGGAAACTTCGAGGCGATCATGCTACGGATCTGGTCCGGCGGCATGTCGTCGGGGAACTGGACGTTTGCCCCGTCAGGCATTGTGACTAGAGGCATTCACTGCCCTCCGAAATATTCGCGGTAGTCTACGGCGCCGCCAGGGGCTTGCGCCGGCTGCATCTGGTCAACCGCCTGCGCTCCCGGGCCTGAACGGATGCGGAAGCCAGCAATAGCATTCTCTCGGTTGCGCCTCTTCTGGGCGATGACCTCTGGTCCATCCCCGGGCTGCGGGAAATACTGCTGCTCGGCGTTGGCAAACTCTTCCGGCGAGATGACCGCACCCGACTCTTGGCGAAGCTGAGCGTTGATGAAGTCCCGCTTGGCCTGCGCGAGTTTCTGCGCGTCCTCTCCAATGAGATAGTTACCCACCCCCGGGATAGCACCGGCCGCTTTGTTCCATGCGCTCGTGCCTTCCGACTCCAGCGCAGTGATGGCCTTGTTTGCTTCTTGGGCGCGCAGCAGGAAGCCTGTGTTCTTCCCCTGCTCGACGTTGAGGTTGGCGCCGCCGCTGACATCGGCGCCCTGCACCAGCTTGAACCCTCCCTGACCGTCGCTCTCAATCATCATCCCCTTGGGACGGTTGTTGGCGAGAAGAGCCTCATTGTACTCTGGAGTTCCAGGCTCAAGCCCAGCGGCCTCCAGCTCTCGCATTGTCGCTGTACGGTCGTCCTTCGGGTCTTTCGGGGTGCTAAAATCGGCCAGCACTTGGAATGTGTTTGGGTCTACAAACTTGCCGTTCACCTCCAGCGGCTTGGTCTTGTCGGGGGCGACCATCTGCTTGAGATAGTCCGAGAGCGCCGTAGGCTGCGATGCAAGCTGCCTCGCCGTCCCCTCATCCATGCCGCGGCCCTTCAGCCATTCGACCGTCTCGTTGGCGTTCTGGCGCCCGCTCTTGCCTTTCGCTGCCTGTGCTGCACCCATCGCAAGGCTCTGCTGCGGCGTCTGGCCCATGGCCCAGCCGAGGAAGATGTCGTTCAGCAGTTCCTTGTTGATGCCAAGCCCGGGGGGCTTCTGCTGCGCGGCCTGCATGGGCGCGGCGACGGAAGCGGTCGGCATCGGATCGGCCATGGCCGGCGGGGGAGCGACGGTCGGCGCGGGGCCGACGTTGACCGGAGGCGGCAACTGCGGAACAGCCTGAGGGTTCGCAAGGAAGCTCTGGACGCCATCCGCGCTTTGCATCGGCTGAAGAAGCCGGTTCATCGCCTGAGGGCCGAACAGGGACATTATGTCGAAAGCCATGTCAGAACCCCCGCTTCTTCATCTCTTCAACGATCGCAAGAAGGCTCGCGCCATTTGCCCCCCCGCCGAACTGGACCGGAGAAAACTGCGGCTGCGTCGGCTGGTATTGAGCAAGCTCGTTGAATTTCTGGTAGCGCTTCTTTTGCTCTTCGGTCATGGCGTTGTAGGGCGCCTGTATCTTGTCCCCCAGCGCCTGGAAGTCCGACTTCATCTGCTGGAAGAACCCGCCAGCGGCCGGCGGTGTCGCTTGCGTGGCGGCGGCAGAACCTTTGTCCAACGCGATCATGCAGCCCTCCCGAACGTGACGCCGATGCGGTTGTAGTTGACGGCGAAGAAGCCGTCCTTCTCGATGGTGACGGCCAGCGGGTCTTTCTCGATGACATCCTGAGCCATGACGCCGCGGTAGCGAACCCGATCACCGCGATAGTTCCACTCATAGACGGTGTGACCGTTCTCAATCCCGACCGGGACAATGCCGACCTTGATGCGGGCGTCCGACTTGGTGAACAGCGACCCGACCGTGCCGAGCGCCTGGAGCCCGTTGAACGGCTGCGTTGCCGTCTGCGTGTTCGTGCCGTAGTTTGCGGCGGAACCGGCGGCGGCGCTCTGGAGGAGGCCAAGGCGCGTCCACGGCTGCATGTCTTCGGACTGCCATTTGGTAAAGTCCGCAGTGAGCTTGGCCTGCTCGTTCGCGTCCTGGAGCTGCCCAGCCCCGATGACTGCCTGGTTCCCGGAAAGCCTGTTCTGGAACAGGTTGGAGTTCGAGGCGTCGATCTGGCTGTTGGCGCCCATCATGTTCGTGACATCGCGGTTGTACTGGTCCGCAAATGCCGAGGTCGCAACCTTGCCAAGCTCGCGGCCAAGAACCGCAGTATTTGCGCCCGATCCATAGCGGCCAGACCCTGACATGCGGCTGTTGATCAACGAGGCCGTCTCGTCCAGTTGGTTGTTGAGGTTTTCGGTGAAGTACGGGTTCCCGCCGAGGTTCGCGCCTGATGCCATGCCGGCAAGGTTCGTCGCGGAACTGGTGGCAGACGGAAGACCGGCAACAGCACCCTGAACGCCGGAAATCCCGCTCTGGGTCGTCTGGCCGAGGTCTGCGACGGTCTGGCCCTGGTAGACATTGCCGCCCACACCGGAGTCGTAGATCGACTGCGCTTCCTTGGCGGAGGAGGCGAACAGCGGCTCTGCCCACTTCGGGGGCTTGTTCTCCGTCGTCTGCTTGCTGTCCTTCTTACCCATTGGAGAGATCCTTGCTGTAGAGAACGAACTTGGGACGATAGCCGGCCTTGGCGAGCGGCTTGCGCCATCCATCCCTGCCCAATGGGGTTATTTCATTGGCGCCCATAGACTTCGCCCACTCCTCGATCGGATGGATCATGGGGACCAAGTCCAAGCCGCCGTCGCCGGCCAACTCCCCGAGGAAAACGGTCTTGTGACCATTCTCGCTCACCTTGATCTCGCTGGTGACGAAGGCCACGAACCGGCGATCCTCATCAAGGATGAGCCAAAGCTGGTTCTTCCCCGAAAACAGGTCTTCGGCCATCTTCTTGACCGAGATTTCGTTCGGGTATTTCTCAGCCAGCTTCCTCATCGCAGCGGTTATTTCTTTCCCGTACTGCGCAACCTCATCGAAGGGCCAATCTGTCGTGTTGTGGATGCTGAGTGTCATCGGAACCCCGCCTGGGCCGTGTCAACGTCGATCCCGCTGATGTGGGACCATGTTTCCCCGGCCGGTATCCTCATGCGGAACCGATGGAACCTCGCCCGGGTAATCTGTCGAACCCGCCCTGTGTTGTACGAGGGCTCCCGCTCGTTCGCCCAGACTGTCGGTTCCGTCTGGTTGCGCCGCATTCTTGTCCCGGCCTGCACAAACACATTGCTGGTATCGACCACGGGATAGGAGCTTGTCGTCCGGATGACCTGTCCGGCCGTGTCGCCAATTTCGGGCGTGGTGACCACCGCTTCCATGCTCTCGCCAGAGAAGAAGCCGAGCCGGAAATCGTTGCTGAAACCGGCGAGCAGCGGCGCCCCGCCCTGCCACGCTTTGCTGTCAAGCGAAAAAGGCAAGGCATCGAGGCTCGAACTGATCGAATCCAGAGACTCCAGCGTGTAACCCGTCGTCGCCATCGGGTGGATCGAAAGCACGTTAACATCGATCGGCGCCCATTTCTGGATCTGCCAATCGTAAACCAGCATCTCGTCGTAGACCCCAGTTCCCGAGTAGTCCAAGGCCCAGTAGACGCGGGAGAAGAACGGATCGACCGCCCCATAGATGCGAGAGATCGAGGTGGTGTTGAGCCGACTGAACACGGTCCTGTCCACTTTCTCAAACCCGATAGGCGCTATCGAGCCGTCCGGAGAAATCTGGAAGAACCCGCCCTCGTCGGCATAGAAGGAGAAGGCGCCGCGGGTAGCGACGGAATACTGCGACTTTGCCCCGCGCTTGTCGTGGATCTTCTGGAAGGTGAAGACCTCGATCGAGCCTGGGACGAAGGTTGCGCGGTAAATGGCCCGTTGCATGAAGATGATCGGGTTGGTGGCCTGCGACGAACTCTGAACCGATCCGCCATCCGGGAAGTCCTGATAGTCGCTGTTATTGGACCCTGGCGTCCAGAACTCACAATCGTTGAGCCCCGACCACTGCACGCGGTTGGGGTTGCTCGTCAGGTCCATGAGGGCGACGAAATCCCCCCAAATGCGGACCATGCCGGCCCGGGGCGGGCTACCGCCGAGGTCGCGAAACTCGGTATCGACGCCGATCTCGAACACCTGCGGGTCATCGTTCTTGTTCACGGCAATGACGAACTTGCCATAGGCCTCGAACGACCATGGGGCTTCTTCCGTGGCCGAGTAGGTCAAGCCGTCCTGCGAAATGTCGGTCCATTCCAACGTCGTGCTGTCCAGGACGTGCAGCGTATCGCCAGTGCCGGCGAAGATGAACACGCCAGAGTCTGTGACAACGCATATCCCGCCAAGCGGACGGGCCGGAAGGGCCGAGGTCAACGACAGGAACGAGGGAGCCGGAATATAGGAGCCATCTGCAACCAGCACGTTCCGGATATCG